CCCGCCACTATTGCAAAGTGTTCTTTTGGGTAAAGTCCATTTATTAAAAGAGTTGCCAAATAGCCACTAGAATCAATACCGTTAACTCTACGAATAAAAGCTGTTAAATTTGATAGCGGTGTAGTAGCAACGGTATCAACGGTTCCTGCATTTTCCTGCGCTTGCGATGCTTTTTTTAGGTAATTTAAAGCACCTACCAAAACATCTAAGTTTGATTGGTCAACAATTCGACGTATTTCAATCCCCGATACCGTTCTTATTAATTGAACATAATCACCACTTGAAAAACCATTTACAACTGTTAAACTTAACACCAAAACATCTTGACCTTGTATTTGTGTTTCTGTTGTGAAAGTTACATTTGCTTTGCAAATCATAACTTCACCAGTCAATAAAAAACCTAGTTTTATCGGTACTTGTAAAATACCGCCAGACGTTCCNAATGTGTTGACAATTGTATTTTTACTTGACAAAGCACGTAATGCATCTACAATTTGAAATCCATTCGTTTCATTGTCTGGCAAATCATTTGGTGCAATACTATACAATCGCATTAACTTTTCTACGGCTTGGTGCAAATCACCTTTTACACGTTCATTGACTGGAGTTCCGTCCCCGCTACCAGTATTGTCTTTTATTCTTCCACTTGGATAATTGAACGCATCCGAATTATCAACGTTTGGATTGTTTATTAAACTTCTCATATTTTTGTTTTTAAATGTAATTAATAAATGTAAATGCGACCAAATGCGCAGGTTTTAACCTCAAAACTAACTCTTTAAATTCTTGTTGCCTAATTTGTGGCACCGTTGCCAAATCGCCCAATGTTTCCCCACCAATAAAAAAGGTTGCCCAAATATTACCGCCAATTGAATAGCTCTCATTTGGCGTGTCCAAATTCGCTATAACATCAAATCCCAATGAACCGTGAACTGTACCTAATCCATGTTGGGTATCGCCCCCATGTTGTGTATTATCCAATGACAAAGATACTATTTCTGACGGTGTTTGGTATGGTTTAAAATTTTCATGTACCCAAACATTAAACCCAGATAGTTGCAATTGATTTTCNATAAACAATTGATGTTGACGTGCTTTAACTCCTAAAGGATAAGCCATTTTTCTTAAAATAGTTTGACGTCTAACTTCAACTGATAATAAAGGATTTGAAATTAATCCCAATCGATATTCCCAAAGTTCGCAATCATTAACATCAAAGTTTTCATTATCAGGGAATGTGCTTTCAATGGTCAAATTAGCATCTAAAATAACTCGAATGAAACTTCGATTAATTGCCTCATGAAATCTTGAAAAAATACTATTTTTTTTCATCCACCAAACCCGACCAGTTGGATATAACTGTCGGGTCAATTCTCTAAAAACACTTGTATAATTTATCCCCGTGTAATTTGGCATTCGATGCGGTACACCGTAACCATGTGGCGTATTATTGCCGTGTACGGTACTATTTTCAGTCTTTTGATACATAGCTGTTAATTATAAGTTACTGACTGTAAAAAAGGAATTGAACCCAAATCAAATTGATAACTAGAAACACTATTACCATTAACCAACATTTGAAATCCAGTAAAAAAATTGCTGTTTTCCAAAACATCAGTTGCAACGCTTTGAAGTCTTGCCTCATAAAGAATGTCATTTCTATTTCTTGACAAATCAGCACCCGAAATAAAAGGACGAACACCGTATAAATACGTTTCAATGTTGCTTTCAATATTAGCCCTGATTGTACTTGTGTTTTGACTTAATCCCGTAATTGTCAAATCAACTGGTATTAAATCAATTGGTAAAACTTCTAGTGTAACTTGCATTGGTCGCCGCCCTCTTTCATTTAGTGGTTTTGTTTCGTCTGGATCAAAATTAATCACTTCATCAACTTCAATTAACAATGCGTTTGTTGGCGTTCCAAAACCATCAACACTATCCGCCAAAGTCGCTTCGACAAATACTTGAACCGTACCCGCATCACCATTTTTAACGTAAGGATACACTTTTCTAACTCCTTGCGCATCACTTGACCACAAACGATAATCTGTTTTACTCCCACCTTGTGGCTCCAACTGAATAGCGTCTAAAATAGATTGTCGATAAGCTTCAATATCTTCACTTGCTTTTGGTTGTTCAATTATTTCATCTACTATGACAATTTGTTGTACCCCAAGTACTGGCTCTGTAATGGTTAATTCATCATTTACATCCAAATCAAAATCAGTTCCCGCACCCAATGAACGAACTTCAATTATATCCATTGTTCCAGTGCATGTATATTCAGCATCTAAAACATACATTTGACCAGGGCTTTTAGAATTTTCATTTGATTTAAAAGTTAATCCGGAACGTAAAACCGAACCAGACAAACCATTAACCAATAAATTAAAAACTCCGACTGTTGCCGGGCGTGGATTTCGATTTAAATATATTCTTCCTTGACGCTCCAAAGTTCCCCCGTTTGCTTCTAAATCAGCGGTATCGGGAAAAATGTTATTTTGAATATCATTCAAATACAAATAGACAATTTTAAATTTAGCAGAAATCACAATTGAAAAAGCCTCGAAAAACTTTTTTAAATTATCACTCACTAGATTTAATCTTGATTTAAAATCGTTTGATAACGATTCTTTCAATTCCTGCATTGTTGGTATTGGCCTCATTTAAATTGTTTTTTCAATTATTAATTCATTTTTTGCATTGTCGTAAACCAATTGTAAAACTCGGTTTTCTTGATTTGATTTCATTTCAAATTTTATGACAATTCTAATTTTATTGGCATCGAAAAACTGAACATCAACATTTGAGTTTAATAAATCGTCTAGGTATGCCAAATCGTCGATTACCGCCCTTATTAAATCTAAACGACCTGAACTATTCAATACGATGTTTTTTATCGTCCTTTCGGTGTTAGAATTAAATTGTTTGGTTTGATTTTCAGAAAAAAACAATGTATTTCCCCAATAATCAAATCTTTGTTCAGAAACTAAATAATCTCGTTTTGTATTTTCTTCAATGTTTCCCCCAAATAAAGCTAAATATATCTGTTGGTAAAGCGTTTCTGAAAATACTAAATCATCATTCATAATAGATAATTCGCCACCGTCACCACTTTCGTAAATTAATACATCCTTAGTATCCATATTTTAAAACGCCCCCTGCGTAGATGTTAAGTTAATTGGCATAGTTCCGCCAAATTGCGATTCTGTTGTTGCTCTTTTATTCGGGTCATTTACATTAATGTTTAAACCGCCTTTTAAAGTATTTGCTTGTGTATTTTGACTTTGTATTTGTTCAGGGCTTTCAATTTGTACTTTTTCATTTAAATCTAAACTAGCTCTAAAATCTTTTATTCCATCCAAAGCAGGAGATAATAAAGTATCAAGTCCAGGAATATAACTCAAAAGTTTAAGCATTTGTTCAATTGGAAACAAAACAAAATCTAAAATTACAACCCCCAACCTCTTAAATCCTGCAATTATTCCATCCGTTTTGAATGCTTCGACAATAGAATCCCAATGCCTGCCTAAATTCATAAACATATTAATCACCCATCCTATTGGTCCAATCAACATTAAAATAGCAGCGCCCCATTCTTTAAAATAAACAACTGCAGCAACAACCAAAGCAATTAAAGCCGCAATTCCGACAATAATCAATCCTATTGGATTTGCAGTCATAGCCACATTTAAAGCCCATTGCGCCAATGTCCATAAACTTGTAATCATTGTAATTGTTTTAACCACACCCGACAAAATCAACAACCCAAGCCCCAATTTTGCAATTGTTTGAGTTAATTTAGGATTGTTTTCAATCCATTTCCCAAATCTATCAATCACGGGTACTATTGTTTCAACTAATTTATTCAAAATAGGAGCTAATTGCGTACCAATAGTAATTGCCAAAGCATCCATATTGTTTTTTGCCATAGCTAATTTAGCCGCAGTGGTGTCGTTTTTTTTGTTGTATTCATCGGTTAATGATGTTGCCTTTACAAAAGCATCGCTTGATACATCTAAAAGAGTTCCTAATCTTTGACTTCCTGAACCCAAAGCCCCAAGTACTTTAATACTTTCTTGACTTCCTATTTTGAGTTTTTCAAGTTTTTTAGCTAATACATCTGGTTTTAATCCATTCAAAGATTTTGCGAATATTGTAGCAAATTTAGTTGGGTCTTGTGCAAATAATGCCTTTGCCTCTGACGTTCCCATTTTCATTTGAGCAGCAAACCCGCCAATGTTTTTTCCCGCTACCAACAAAAAGTTAGAAAAA